TGGCTTTGATTGTGGCGTACAAGGGAGGCGTAAACTACAATGATGCGTTCGGCACTACCGGTATATGGGATTCAATCATATATCGGTATCTGAGTGATCGCAAAATTGCAGTGCCACCCGCAACTCGCAAACATAAAGATCCATATCCTGGTGGTTATGTGAAAGAGCCCAAAGTCGGTATGACTGAATGGGTAACATCGTTTGACTTGAACTCTCTGTATCCAAATCTGATTGTACAGTACAACATGTCACCAGAAACTTTGGTCAAGGGCGATGATTTTACCGCAAGCGGTGTAGAGCATTATCTAAAGAATCCAGTGTCAGAAGAGCCACGTGAGCGCAACTTGTCTGTAGCCGCAAATGGTTCGATGTATCGTAAAGATGAGCGTGGTGTATTCCCGACAATCATTATTGGTCTATATGATGAACGTGCTTCGATCAAAAAAGATATGCTCCGACTCAAACAAGAAAATGAGTCTAAAAATTCACCAGAACTAAAACGAGAAATAAATAGACTTGAGAACACTCAACAAGCGATTAAGATTTTGTTGAACTCTCTTTATGGCGCTCTAGGTAATCAATACTTCAGGTACTTTGAAATGCTTATTGCAGAAGGTATTACACTGTCTGGTCAGCTATCGATCAAGTGGGCTGAACAAGCCATGAATACTGCAATGAATAATATCTTGAAAAGTGATGATGAAGACTATGTGATTGCAATGGATACTGATTCGTTGTACGTTAACATGGGACCTCTTGTAGAGGCTGTGAATCCAAAAGATCCAGTCAAGTTCATTGATCAAGCATGTGAGCAAAAGCTGGTGCCAATCTTAGAGAAAGCATACCACAATATGTTTACTAATATGAATGCATATGACAATCGTATGGTTATGGCACGTGAAGCTATCGCCGACAAGGGCATATGGATGGCAAAAAAACGCTATATACTTAACGTATATAACAACGAAGGGGTACAATACGCTGAACCCAAACTAAAGATCATGGGCATTGAGGCTGTGAAGTCTTCTACACCACAAGTGGTTCGTGATAAATTTGTAAAAGCATACAGAATTATGCTTAACTCTACTGAGAAAGAACTACAAGAATTCGTAAAGAATTTTTATGAAGAATTCAAATCTTTACCACCTGAAGACGTATCGTTTCCTCGTGGTGTCAGTGATATTGAGAAGTGGCAAGATAGAAATACCATCTACAAGAAAGGTACTCCTATCCACGTCAGAGGCGCACTTCTCTTTAATCAACAGATCAAGAAACATGGTCTGTCCGTAGAAGAAGTTAAGAATGGTAGCAAAGTGAAGTTCTGTTACATGAAGATGCCTAATCCTCTGATGGAAAACGTAATATCTTTTCCACAGTTTTTACCTAAAGAGTTTGGTCTAGATAGTGATGTTGACTATGAAACTCAATTTAACAAAACGTTCAAAGAACCACTGAAGATGGTGTCTGATGCAATCAACTGGGAACTTGAACACATAAACTCATTGGAGGGATTTTTCTCATGACAGACGATTTATTTGATTTTGGCTTTACAGCCGTAGATGAACACGAACTTGAATCAGTTCGAAAGGCAAACGAGGAACATGAAGTTCTTGTAGAAAAGATTAAAAGTGTTGACACACGTGCAAAAACCCTGTATGATAACATCATACCGCTACTGGATAACTTGAAAGCGAATCCAGAGAAAGACTATATTTATTGGCCGAATCGATATGAAAAGATCGATGCGTTTGCCGATAAGCTTTATAAAATTATGAATGGAGAATAAAATATGACATCGTTAATGGAAAGACTGGCTAAAAACTCAACGATCAAATCAACTGCGCCTATCATGGACTCAAAAGTCTTTGGTAAGAAAGATATGGCACAAACTTCTGTGCCTATGGTAAATGTCGCATTGTCTGGTCGACTAGATGGTGGACTAAGTCCAGGCTTGCTGATGTTAGCGGGTCCATCTAAACACTTTAAATCAGCGTTTGCTTTGCTAATGGCAGCCGCACACCAGAAGAAGTATAAAGATAGCGTAATTCTGTTTTATGATTCAGAGTTCGGTACTCCTCCGGAGTACTTTCAGTCATTTGGCATTGATATGGATCGTGTTATTCATACACCGATCACAGACGTTGAACAGTTGAAGTTCGATATTACTAATCAATTGAATGACTTGAACAAAGGTGACAATGTTTGTATTGTTATTGACTCAATTGGTAACCTTGCTTCTAAGAAAGAAGTAGATGATGCTATCGATGGTAAATCAGTAGCAGACATGTCACGTGCAAAGCAGATGAAATCTTTGTTCCGTATTGTGACACCTCATCTTAATCTGAAAGATATTCCTTTGATCTGTGTTAATCACACGTACAAAGAGATTGGCATGTTTCCTAAAGACATCGTATCCGGCGGTACTGGTGCATACTATTCTGCCGATGCGATTTGGATTATCGGTCGTAGACAAGAGAAAGAAGGTCAAGAGATTAAGGGTTACCACTTTGTTATCAATATTGAGAAGTCTCGACATGTACGTGAGAAGTCTCAAATACCAATTACCGTTACGTTTGATGGTGGTATTATGAAGTGGTCTGGACTACTTGAAGTGGCAGAGAAAGCTGGCTTTGTGCATAAGCCAAAAGTTGGGTGGTATGAAGCACTCAATCCCGATACTGGTGAAGTCTTAACTGAGAAGTTAATGAGAGCAAAAGAGATCGTTGACAATAAAGATTTCTGGCTGATGATGTTTGAAAAAACTAGTCTTGCCAAACACATTGAAAACGTGTATACTATTGCTTCTAGTGCGGGTCTCATCAATGATGACACTCAAGTTGAAATCGCTGATGAGGAGACAGTAGCGAATGATTGAAACCACCGTTCTTGCGGGACTCTTACATAATGAAGACTACATGCGAAGAGTTATACCATTTCTCAGTGAAGAGTACTTCGGTGACTTTACTGAGAAAATGGTCTTCAAAAGTATAACACAATACATTGCAGACTATAATAGTGTACCAACAAAAAGCGCCTTAAAGATTGCTATTGATGAAAAAAGCAATATATCAGACGACCAGTATGCTACTATAGTTGAGACAATCGAAGGTTTAGAATATGATCCCAAAACTGATTTAGAGTGGATCGTTGACAAAACTGAGAAGTTCTGCCAAGACAAGGCAGTCTTCAACGCTGTACGTGAATCCATTCTTGTGTTAGATGGTAATCACGACAACTTAGATAAGGGTTCTATTCCTGATCTATTGACTAAGGCACTCGGTGTGTCTTTTGACCAAAACATTGGTCATGATTTTCTAGAACAGCCCGAAGATCGATTTGACTTCTATCATACGAAAGAAGATAAAGTTGGTTTTGATTTAGACTTGTTCAACAAGATCACTAAAGGTGGTTTGTCACGTAAGTCTTTGAGTATTGCTCTTGCTGGTACTGGTGTCGGTAAAACTTTGTTCATGACCCATTGTGCATCTGCAAATCTTATGAATGGTAAGAACGTTCTATACATTACTATGGAAATGGCAGAAGAAAAGATTGCTGAACGTATTGATGCCAACTTGCTGAATACAACTATTGATGCTTTGCAAGAGATACCTAAAGATGTATATATGAAGCGAGTTGGTCGTGTCAAAGGTAAGACTACTGGTAAGCTGATTGTCAAAGAGTATCCAACTGCAAGTGCTGGTTCTGCACATTTTAGACATCTTTTGAACGAATTAAAGTTAAAAAAGAACTTTCAACCAGATATCGTGTATATAGATTATCTAAATATATGCACAAGTTCTAGAATGAAAGCAGGTGCGAATGTAAATTCGTACACGATGATCAAAGCAATCGCAGAAGAACTTCGTGGTCTTGCTGTAGAGTTCAATGTTCCAATCTTGAGTGCTACACAGACAACGAGAACTGGCTATAGTAGTTCAGATTTGAATCTTGAAGACACATCTGAATCATTTGGTCTACCTGCAACTGCTGACTTTATGTTTGGTTTGATCTCAACAGAAGAACTAGAAGGTCTTGGTCAGTTAATGGTCAAGCAGTTGAAGAATCGGTGGGGTGATACCAACTATCTCAAGCGATTCATCATTGGG